CACCCCATTTGAGGTCTTGCCGGAGGGTGACTACCGCTTCCGTGTGGAGAAATTTGAGCGGGGCCGGCATAGCGGCAGTGAAAAGATCCCGCCCTGCAACAAGGCGATCCTGACGCTCTCAGTGAATGACGGCGCTCACAGCGGAACCGTCCAAACGAACCTGTTCCTGTTCAGCCGCTTCGAGTGGAAGCTGTGCCAGTTCTTCACCGCGATTGGCCAGCGCCGCCACGGTGAGGCGATCCGGATGAACTGGAGCCTTGTGCCGGGTGCCATCGGCACCTGCCATGTGGGGACACGCAAATGGATGGGCAACGACGGCAAGGAACATGAAGGGAATGAGATCACAGAATTTTATGACCCGGAGGAGGCCCCGGACATCTCGGAAAAGCAGGTGGACAGCCAGCCGGCGCCTGGGCAGGGCGCGGGGGCGGCCGCCTCCTGGGATGCCGGTAGGTTCTGATGGAACTCCGGCCATACCAACAGGAGGCCAGGGCGGCAGTCGAGCAGGACTGGTCGGACGGCTTTCATAAAACGCTCCTGGTTCTGCCCACCGGGTGCGGGAAGACAATCGTGTTCTGCAAGATTGTGGAGGACATGGTGCGCCAGGGCGGGCGGTGCCTGATCCTGGCGCACCGGGGCGAACTGCTGGAACAGGCGGCAGACAAGCTGCTGACCGCCACAGGGCTGCGCTGCGCGGTGGAAAAGGCGGAGGAGTCCTGCCTGGACAGCTGGTACCGGGTGACCGTCGGATCCGTGCAAACCCTCATGCGGGAGAAGCGCCTCCAGCAGTTCCCCACCGATTTTTTCAACGCGATAGTGGTGGATGAAGCCCACCATGTCCTGGCTGACAGCTACCAGAGAGTCTTAGAGCATTTCCCCGCGGCAAAGGTCCTGGGGGTAACCGCAACCCCTGACCGTGGGGATATGCGTAATCTGGGCCAGTATTTTGAGCATCTGGCTTATGAATACTCCCTGCCGCGCGCCATCAAAGAGGGCTATTTGAGCCCCATCAAGGCGGTAACTATCCCGCTGAAGCTGGATCTGACCGGCGTGGGGATTCAGGCAGGGGACTTCAAAAACAGCGACCTTGACACCGCGCTCGACCCCTATCTCCACCAGATCGCCAGGGAAATGCGTACCTATTGCGCCCAGCGCAAGACCGTGGTGTTCCTCCCCCTGGTGCGGACTTCTCAAAAGTTCCGGGACATCCTGGAGCAGGAGGGGTTCCGGGCCGCCGAGGTCAACGGCAGCAGTGAAGACCGTGCGGAAGTGCTTCGGGACTTCAACGACGGGAAGTATAACGTGCTCTGCAACTCCATGCTGCTGACAGAGGGATGGGACTGCCCTTCCGTTGACTGCGTGGTTGTCCTGCGGCCCACCAAAATACGCTCCCTGTACTGCCAGATGGTGGGGCGGGGAACCAGGACAGCCCCGGGGAAGGACCATCTGCTCCTGCTGGATTTCCTGTGGCACACAGAGCGCCATGAGCTGTGCCACCCGGCGAGCCTGATCTGCGAGAGCCCAGAGGTCGCCCAGCGGATGACGGAGGCCCTGGAGGACGCCGCCGGCTGCCCCGTAGACATTGAGGAGGCCGAGGAGAAGGCCGAGTCCGACGTGGTGGCCCAGCGGGAAGAGGCCCTTGCGAAGCAGCTGGCGGAGATGAGGAGCCGCAAGCGGAAGCTGGTGGACCCCCTGCAATTTGAGATGAGTATCCAGGCCGAAGACCTCGCCGGATATGTCCCGTCGTTTGGATGGGAGATGTCCCCGCCGTCTGATAAGCAGGTGCAGAGCCTGGAAAAGTGGGGGATCCGTCCGGACGAAATCGAGTGCGCCGGGAAAGCGTCCCTGCTCCTGGATCGCCTGGCGAAACGGCGCTCGGAGGGGCTTACCACCCCGAAACAGATCCGGTTCCTGGAGGGCAAGGGGTTTCAGCATGTGGGACAATGGCAGTTTGAGGAGGCCAGGAACATGATTGACCGCATCGCGTCCCAGGGGTGGAAGATCCCAGCCGGCGTAACCCCGTCGGCCTATGTCCCGGTGAGCATGGGAGGATAGTATGGATAGTATCGGCAAGGGGCTGGATCCCCTGGAGGCATTGGAACATATTGACCCGGCCGGCCTGAATTACCAGGAGTGGCTGACTGTGGGTATGGGGCTGAAGGAGGCGGGGTGTCCCGCCTCCTTCTGGGAAGATTGGAGCCGCCGCGACCCGGCGCGCTATCATGCGGGCGAGTGCCTGCGGAAGTGGGAAACCTTTCACGGCGCGTCCGGCGGTACACCTGTGGCCGCCGGCACGGTATTCAAGATGGCCCTGGACCGCGGCTGGCGGCCCACTCAGGAGAGCGCCCCCGGCCACATGTTGGATTGGGAGGACACCATCAACACCAGGGACGGCGGCGGCGCCATCGTGGACCGCGCATGGCTGGAGGGCAAAGAGGTCCAGGAGCCCACAGACTGGCATCCCGCGAAAGACCTCATTACTTATTTGACGGTTCTCTTTGACCCATCCGAATACGTCGGGTATGTGACTGAGACCTTCAAAGGGGAAGACGGACGGCAGGTGCCATCCAAGGGAAATTATGACCGGACCGCCGGCCAGTTGATTGACGCCCTGCGCACATGCAAAGACGACATCGGGGCAGTGTTGGGCGACAGTGACCCTGACGTGGGAGCGTGGATTCGCTTTAACCCTCTGGATGGCAAGGGCGTAAAAAACGAGAATGTGACCGCTTTTCGCTATGCCCTGGTAGAGTCTGACGAGATGAACCTGGAGGAGCAGCACGCCATGATCCGGGAGCTGGAGTTGCCGGTGGCTGCCCTGGTCTCCTCCGGCGGCAAGAGCCTCCATGCCATTGTGAGGATTGAGGCCGGCTCCTTTGAGGAATACCGCTCCCGCGTGGACTACCTCTATGCGGTGTGTGAGAAGAACGGCCTGAAGGTAGACCGGCAGAACCGCAACCCCTCCCGGCTGTCCCGGCTCCCCGGCGTTATGCGAAGGGGCAAAAAGCAGTTCCTTTTGTCGTCCAACATCGGGAAAGCATCCTGGAGCGAGTGGCGGGACTGGATGGACAGCGTCACCGATGATATGCCAGACCCTGAGAGCATGGCAGCAGTTTGGGACAACCTGCCTGAGCTGGCGCCGCCCCTGATTGCCGGCGTCCTCCGGCAGGGCCATAAAATGCTCCTGGCCGGACCCAGCAAGGCCGGCAAAAGCTACTCCCTCATTGAGCTGTGCTGCGCCATCGCCGAGGGAGGTCCGTGGCTGGGCTTCTCCTGTACCCAGGGGCGGGTGCTCTACGTCAACCTGGAACTGGACCGGCCCTCCTGCCTCCACCGCTTCAAGGATGTGTATGCGGCCCTGGGGCGCACGCCCCAGAACCTGGACAAGATTGATGTCTGGAACCTCCGGGGCCGCTCTGTGCCAATGGACAAGCTGGCGCCAAAGCTGATCCGCCGGGCGAAGAAAAAGGATTACATTGCCATTGTCATTGACCCCATCTATAAGGTCATCACCGGCGACGAGAACAGCGCCGACCAGATGGCGAACTTCTGCAACCAGTTCGACAAGGTGTGTACTGAGCTGGGCTGCGCCGTGATCTACTGCCACCACCATTCCAAGGGCAGCCAGGGAGGCAAGCGTTCCATGGACCGGGCTAGCGGGTCGGGGGTGTTCGCCCGTGACCCGGACGCGCTCCTGGACCTGATTGAGCTGCCCGTCAGCGAAGAGCTCCGCAAGCAGGAGGTCAACAAAGCGGTCGGCCACGCCGTTGCTGCCACCCTCCAGCGGGCGGGTAAGCTGGAGGAGGCGTCCCAGGATGACCTTTGCACCGAGAAGGGGGCGCTGGAGGCGGCCAGGAGCCTTTTAAGCGGCCGGCAATATGAAGATGCGGCAAAGTACGCGGAGGCCGCAAGACAGGCCGCTGAAAGCCTGACAGCGTGGCGTATTGAGGGAACCCTGCGGGAGTTTCCCAAGTTTCCCCCGGTCAACCTCTGGTTCGATTACCCCATTCACCGCGGAGATGACAGCGGCGTCCTGGCCGACATCGACCCGGAGGGGGAGGTGCCGGGGTGGCAAAGGGCCATGCAGAAACGGAAGCCGAAAGAGGCCAAAGCCAAGGAGCGAAAAGACTCTATTGCACTCGCCTTTGAAGCCTGCGGCATAGACGGGAAGGTCACAGTGAGCGCTCTGGCCGAGTACATGGGCGTGACGGACAAGACAGTCAGGAACCGGTTGAAAGAGCATGGCGGCTTTTGGATTGACGAGGGGGAAGTCGGCAGGAAGTAAGGGAAAATAACGAGAATTTTTCCTTTCCCCGTGAGAGAAAAAAACGGACATTTCCCTCTGTTTCCCTTGAGAAAAAAACGGGGATTTCCCTTCTTTCCCTGTGAGGGAAAAAAACGAAAAAACCTGTTCTTTTCCCTAGGGAAGAAAAAGTACCCCCCTAAAGGGGGGTAAGAAAACACGTTTCCCTGACGGTCAACGGGGGAAGTAGTCGTGCGAAAGCTCACGCACGACGACTCCTTCCCCTGACCGTTGACAAAGTAGTTTTGTGATCTACAATACTTTAACGAGGTAAAGCAATGAGAATAGAGTTTTTTATGCCAATGAAGCCGCCCACGGTGACGCACCAGGAAAAGAAATGGCGGGTGGTCAAGGGCAAGCCGGTACCCTACGAGCCGCCGGAGGTGCGGGCGGCACGGTCGAAGCTGACAGCGCACCTGGCTGGACACAGGCCCGTGGAGCCCCTGGCCGGCGCGGTGCGGCTGCTGGTGAAGTGGTGCTTCCCCCGTGGGCAGCATGAAGACGGTGAGTACCGGACCACCAGGCCGGACACGGACAACCTCCAAAAGCTTCTGAAGGACTGCATGACCGCTGTGGGGTTCTGGAGGGATGACGCCCAGGTTTCCAGCGAGATTGTGGAAAAGTTTTGGGCTGAGGTGCCGGGGATATACGTCTGCATGGAACAGATCAATGCAAGGGCGAATTGCCAAGCGCTTGTGAATTTGGGGGCGCTGAAAGATGACCAGACCTGAATTTATTGCCCTGATTGGTCAGGATATCGTGGTAGATTATCCATTTGGTCGAGAACTCCAGCGGTGGAGCATGAAAAACTTTTATATCGATGGAAATGGCGAAGTCAAACATAATCGTCTCACGCTTATTATGGATGCTTTTATTGCCAACGCAAGAAATCCACACAAGGGGAAGCCCACGCATGGTTAAGGAGGCGCTGAAAGATGGCAAGGGCGATTGATGCAGACCGACTGAAACAGGCCATAGACCATGATTATTATGAGCATTACACCAAATATCACGATAGCGACCAAACAGCCCTGATTGATATGGTGATGGACGATATTGACGAGATGCCCACCCTCACCCCGCCGAACGAGGCGCTGACGCTGGAGGATGCCAAGAAAGAACGGTATATTTGGTTTACCCCGCTGAATGACTGGGCGAAAGTAACGCCTTTCGGGGTGCTGTTCTTCGGATCTGAGGAACTGATGAATTGGGAAACCTTGTGCGAAGAGTGGGGGTATAGGTTCAAAGCCTACCGCCGCCCGCCGGAGGTATCGCCATGAGACACCAGTACACCCGCCAGGAACTGGAATCCATCACCCAGGAGACCGCAATCTACATTGAGGGAGCAGGGATAGCCCAGCTCCAATGGGGCGGCCTGGAGATTGCAGAAGGGTGCAGGGATGGATACTTGTACTGCAAGCACATCAAGCCGTTTTCTATGGATCTGTACGGACAATACTGGACGGCCTGGGATGGGCCGCCGGAGGAGGGAAAGTGATGGACATTGAGAAGCTGATTGAGCAATTAAACGGATATTTTGAAGGGAATGACCTGAAAAGAGGCGTTGCCCTTGATGCCGCCACTGCTCTCTCCGCACTCCAGGCCGAAAACGAGAGGTTGCGGGACGAAGTAGAGCGGCAAAGGAGGAGCGCAGACAATAGGCAACACCTCTATGAAAATGCAGAACGGGCATACATAAAAGTTCTGACCGAGTTGGAGCAGACCAGGGCAGAAATCACCCGTCTGAAACACTATGAGGACAAGTGCCACGACTGCCCTATCGTTTGCGCCAAAACGGAAATTGTCAAGGCGCACGAGGAGTTGGAAGCCGTACAAGCTGAGCTGGAACGGGTAAAACGGGAAAGGGATGCGGCAGTAGAGGACCTGCACAAACTTTGCCCCGCATGGAAGTGGGACGGCCAAAAGGAGGACTGACATGGAACGGTTGACCAGAAGATCAGCCGATGGCAGGGCGTGTTTCAAGCCCCACCTATATGGACAAATGAATAAAGATGTCTGTGACCGCCTCGCAGCCTATGAGGAGACTGGCTTGGAGCCAGGGGAAATCGAACAACTCAAGGGTGAGGCTTTCGGACTGAGAGTGGACAAGCAAGAGCTGGAGCAATATCGTGCTCTCGGCCCCATTGACCGCCTCCGCGAACTCAAGCAGGCCGACGATGAAGGGCGGTGCGTGGTGCTGCCATTCAAGCCTCCGAGATGGGTGTATATGTGCAGTGCGCGCTTCCCCAAACCGGCAAAAGCCCATTATGCAAGCGCCATCAATGTTTTACATGATATGGACAACGGGTGTGTATTTGGGGATACCCCAAAGGAAGCCGAGGCCGCACTACGGAGGGAGCAGGATGGCTGATATTCTTACAATTATAGCCGCTGTGGAGTGGATGGCGCTTGGCCTGCTTGTCCTGCGGAAGCTCAAGGGGTGGAATCGAAAGATGGAAGAGTTATACGAAGACATGAAGAAACAGTGGGAGGCCGAGCATGAGACTAGTTGATGCGGATAAAGCCAGAGAGTGCTTTGGTGGGGATGGGGTGACTGGAGCCGTCATGCAGCGTATGTTTGATAGCCTGCCCACCATCGACGCCGTGCCTGTGGTCAGGTGCCGGGAGTGTATATATGCCACCAGACCGGGAGACAACATCGTCTACTGTGACAATTTTGAGCGTGACATGATGCCGGACGATTATTGTAGCGTTGGAGAGCGAAAGGAGGCCGACCATGAGTAGACCCAAATATCCGTGGTGGGGCTATGTCCGGGAAATCCTTCGGCGGTACCCTGACTACACAACAGAAGCCGAAGCCGCGGCGGTTACATCTGCGATAGCACAGACTGGGCAGATGCCAGACGGCCAGCGCCGGCTCTCCGTGATTGGTATGGTGTTCTTCCGCAAGACGCACACCCTGCATGGGGCGGCTCTGGAGGCATCATGCAGCTACGCCACCGCAAAAAGGTGGCAACAGGCGTTTATTCGTGAAGTAGCATGCAATTTCAAGTGCAACAGTCTGATCGAAAGTTGAGCCACAAAAGCCAAACACTTGATGTAGGATGGAGACGTGGAGGTGTATACCTCTGCGCCTCCTTTTCTACCGCCCGGCACCGAGGCGGGTAATATCGGGCCCCTACGCTGCATGGCTGAAAACCAGCCCATAAACTGGGCGGAGGGTCGCGCCCTCCATGCGGCAAATGACTGTGGAGAGACACTATACTGGCGAATCGGGGTCGCGTATCTTGCCAGTGAAATCACCAGCGGCCTGCCAGTAGCCATAGCTGGCCGACTCCGGGTATAATGGCAGCCTTTGAGAGTCAAAAACGCGCTATCCCGCTGAAAATTACCCTGCGAGTGGCTAATCATGATGTCGCCGCCAAGACCAGGGTGTGACAATTAAGCGGGAAGCGCACATATGCCGAGTGCTGTAGCAGAAGCGGAAGCGGCGGCCCGTTACGTCGCGGACGTGTGGCGGCTCATTACCGCCTCTCGGCTCCATACACATGAACGAGAAGGACGATAGCCATGCAGGACTTTGCAAAACGATTCTACCGCTCCCAGGCGTGGAAGGCGTGCCGGGCGGCCTATATCGCCAGGAGGCTGGCCATAGACGGCGGGCTGTGCGAGGAGTGCCGGGACCAGCAGGGGTATATCGTCCACCACCGGGTGACGCTGACGCCGGAGAACATCCGCAACCCGGCCATCGCCCTGAACCACAGCTTGCTGGCCTATGTGTGCAAGGACTGCCATGACGAGTACGAGGGACACGGGATCAACAAGGGCAAGCCCATGGCCTGCACCTTCGGGACGGACGGCCAGCCGATCGACCGGCGGAAGCTGTGAGGGCCCGCGTACTCCCCCCCCTATCGCCCCGGGGGAGGGGGAACCAGGGAGAACGGAGAGCGGGGGGAAAAAACAGCGGGCCGCATGCGGGAGGGGGGTGTAGAAATGG